TTTGGGTGGGTTCATTAAGACCATCATGTGCAAGTTGTAACTATTCAAGGGGGGCTAAATATGGAAATGCAAAACGCAAAGCAATTAAAAATAGTCGCAAGTGGTAAACCTAAAAAGAAGTTAGGTCGCCACACCACGGCTATGGTTAAAGCCATTACAGGCCGTAATGACATAGATGCCGTTAAACGCGAAATGTTATTAGGCCTTGCACGCGCCTGGGATCGCATTGAAGAATCCGGTAAAGGTGGTCATACCATCCCATCCATATCTAAAGAGTTGCGTGAAATATGGGATTCATGTGCATTGCCTGATGAGGATGATATATTTGAATAAATCCTTATGTACGCCTAGATGGGCATCATTAAGAGATGAAGCGTGTGAAACAGATGGCGATAAATTAGCCCAGGTAGCAAAGTTATTAGGCTTTGATTTATTTGATTGGCAACGCTATGTGGCAGATGTAGGTTTAGAGAAAGATGCAACCGGGTTATACAAGTACAGATCAGTATGCGCCCAGGTAGGTAGGCAAAATGGCAAAAGTAAACTTATTGAAACGCGTATTGCTTATGAACTATTACAACCTAAAAGACATGTTGCCTATACAGCCCAAGATCGCAATATGGCTAAGAGTAAGTGGGAAGAACATTTATTAAGTTTTCAGATGTCGCCTAAGTTTGCTAAACGCATTGCCAGGGTATCAAGGGTTAATGGCAGTGAAAAGATATACATGCGTAATGGCTCAACCTACGGAATTGTTACACCTAATGACAAAGGCGCACGCGGCCTTAGTTTAAATTTAATGGTTATTGATGAAGCATTAACGCATCCACTATCACTAATTGCTAATTTACAGCCAACCCTTGCAACTAAGCGCAATGGTCAATTATGGATTCTATCTAATGCCGGTAGGCCTGGAGAATCTGAGTTATTAGAACATTACCGGGAGATAGGCCACCGCGAAATAGCCGAACCACAAAACAAACTGGCATGGTTTGAATGGTGTCCAGCATTAGATGATTTTGATTATATGGATCAAGAAGTGTGGTATCAGGCTATACCTTCATTGCATGAAGAAAAAGGCGTATTGCTAGATGCAGTAAAAGAAGCGGCGACAACTAACAGCCCTGAGATATTTACAAAGGAATGGTTGAATGTTTGGCCGGCTAGGGATGCAGTACAGGTGATCAATACTGAATTATGGGATTCTTTGGCTAGAACAGATATTGCAGTAGGCAATCAAATTGTATTTGGTGTGGATATATCGCGTGAACGCGATAAGGCTTCAATAGGTGCATCAGGCTTAGTAAGAGATTTTACGCCGGTTGAGTTAATTGAATGTAAAGAAGGCACATCATGGGTGTTGCCACGCTTAATTGAGTTATGTAAGAGATACAACACAAAGGTGGTAATTGATACTGGATCACCAGCGGCTTCGCTTATAGCCGAACTAGAAAAAGAGAACATAGGCGTTATGTCTATCCACTTGCGTGATTACGCTATGGCATGTGGTTCATTTTATGATGCAGTACAAGCCAAAACTATATGCCACTTAGATGATCCCAATCTAAAGACAGCCATTATGGGTTCAACTAAACGGCCATTGGGTGATTCCTGGGCATGGAATCGCCAAAGCACAACTAACATAACGCCACTTGTAGCGGTTACGCTGGCACGCTATGGTGTGGTAACGAAAATAGAAGATCAGCCGGTTGCAAGGAGTAAAATCTACTAATGAAATACATACCATCAGTTTTACAAGTAATAGGTTCTTTACTAATAGTTGCAGGTGTCGCAACAATTAGCCCACTAATCGCGGTAATATTATCGGGTGCATTTTTAGTTTTATTTGGAATTGCTTTGGAAAACAGAGGTAAATAATGCTAGGCCGATTGCTTAAAAGACAAATTCAATCATCTATGGTTTACACATCTTCAGGATATGTAGATTCTTTAGGTAGGGTTGGCCGATTCTTTGAAGGTAATTGGGCAGGTGCTTATGTAGATCAAAACACCGCTTTGGGAATCCCGGCAATCTATCGCGGCATAACTTTAATTAGTGATGCGATTGGTGCGCTTCCACTTTGTGCATATCGTAATAAGCGCGAAGTATTACCAACACCACAAATTTTAATGCGCCCAGTGCCAACTGAAACCCGCATGGAAACAATTAGTGCAATGGCGGCCGCTTTAATTATTCATGGTAACTATGTTGCAGTATTAGGTGAACCAGGTGCTAATGGATTGCCTGATTCAATTTATCCAGTATCACCGGATCGCGTACAAGTAAGTACTGACAAAGGCAGAATCATTTACAAGATTGATGAGCGTACTTATGATCAATCAGAGATTATGCACATTAAGAATTTTACTTTGCCAGGTGATTTAGTTGGTAAAGGTATATTGGCAGTTGCCAAGCAAGCATTGGGTAAAGAAATTGCAATCAATGAATACGCATCAAGATACTTTGATGGTGGTGTAAATCCAACAGCGGTAATTAAATCTGCAAACCCTGATCTATCACAAGAAGAAGCGGATGCACTAAAGAGCGCATGGATGGCAATGTACTCATCACGCAATAGATCACCAGTGGTTATGAACTCATCAACAGATTTTGAAGTATTAAGTTCTAACGCGGCTGAATCACAATTAGTAGAAGCGCAAACAGCCGGGCTTACAGAAGCGGCAAACATTTTAGGCTTACCGCCTTACTTCTTAGGATCGCCTAATTCAAGCCGTACTTATTCAAATGTAGTAGAAGAAAATTTACAATTGATTAAATGGTCAATCCAGCCAATCGCTGAGAGAATAGAAGCGGCATTTTCTGATCTACTTGTCCGGGGTCAAACTGCCGGGTTTAAATATGATTCATTACTAAAGACCGATACTGCAAGTAGATACAACGCTTATGCAACTGCATTGTCTAATGGATTCTTAACTGTTGATGAAGTTAGAAGTTATGAAAATCTTGATCCTATGGATTATGAAGAAGGGGATGAAGTAGAAGGCGTGGATGATTCATTACAAAGTGATGTAGAAGATACAGTAGAGGATGAAAACTATGTCTGAAGAAAAAATGGAAAATAGAAATTACTCAGTAAATTTAGAGTTACGCGCCAATGGAGATGGCCGCACCATTTTTGGTATTGCCGTGCCTTACAACAAAGAACAGCGGATAACCAGCACAATGATTGAAGTATTTAGAAAAGGCGTGTTTGCAGAAGTTATTAAAGCACCACACCGGGTCAAACTTCTTAGGGGTCATGGCGAAAACAATGTACTAGGCCGTGCCACATTACTTAGGGAAACCGAAGAAGGCTTGTATGCAGAATTTAAGATATCAAAAACGCGTGAAGGTGATGAAGCGTTAGAATTAGTCAAAGATGGCGCATTAGATCAACTATCAGTTGGGTTTATGCCAATCAAGAATAAAAAGCGGCCTGATGGGGTTATGGAAAGAATCAAAGCACATTTGGCTGAAGTATCACTTGTAACCTTTGGTGCTTATGGCGAACTAGCCAGCATTACAGGTATGCGTGATGGCCAACCACAAATGACACCTAGACTAGATGAAGCAAGGAAGATATTAGATGCCATACAGCGTAGTAAGTAACCATCCTGAGTGTGAAGGGTATGCAGTTGTAAAAACTGATACTAATGAACTAATGGGTTGCCACAAAATGCAATCCCAGGCTGAGGATCAATTGACCGCAATTAACATTTCAGAGTATGGTGAAAACCGATCTCAAAGCGTAGAGCAGGTAGAAGAAAAATCAAGATTTAACACTGCCCTACAAATACTAAAAGATTTAAAAAAAGAGATATAATTTTGTCAAGTCGTAGAACACCTAACCCCGATTACCGGCGCGTTACACCTTCTCACTAAAACAACTAACTAATAGGAGAAACATGTCTAATACTTTTTTAACTTCTCTCCGTGAGAAGCGCGAATCAAAGACATCTCTAATTCAGGCAACTTTAGATCGTGCGGCAGAAGAAGCACGCGATCTATCCGAAGTTGAGTTGGCTAATGTAGAAGCCCTTAACCTAGAGATTAAAAAGTTGGATGAGCGAATTGAGCAGATGTCCGATATTGAAATACGCAATCAAAAAGCCGCTGATCTAGCCGCTAAAGTTGATGCAAACATTGAGCCAAAGAAAGAGGCACGCGCCGGTGGCTTTATTGTTACAAGTGAGCAACTTACTTATTCAGAGAGATCAAGTAATGATTTCTTAACTGATGCATTAAAAGCACAATTTAAAACTGATGGTGATGCAAGCGCAAGAATCGCACGCCACCAACAAGAAATGGCAATTGAGAAGCGTGCAGTTGGTACATCCAACTTTGCCGGCTTAGTAGTGCCACAATACCTAGTTGATTTGTATGCACCATTAGCACGCGCCGGCCGCCCATTTGCGGATGCCGCACGCAAGCATCAATTACCAACACAGGGTATGTCAGTGGTTATCTCTAAGATAAATACTGGTACTACAACTGCATATCAAACATCACAGAACACAGCCGCAGTATCACAAGATATTGCAGATAACACCCTAACTGTAAATGTAAACACAATTGCAGGCCAACAATCAGTATCTAAGCAAGCATTACTACGCGGATACAACATTGAGGGAATTGTTTTAGGTGATTTGATTCGTGATTATCACACCAAGTTGGATAACTCACTAATCAACGGATCAGGATCAAATGGTCAACCATTAGGTCTAGTAAATATGACCACTGGAATTTTAGTAACTTATACAGCGACCACAGGAACGGTCGCGGGTTTGTATCCTAAGATTGCCGATAGCATCCAGCAAATTCAAAGCAATATCTATGTAAACCCAAATGCAGTAATCATGCACCCACGCCGTCTAGGATTCCTATTGGCCGGTGTTGATGGTTCAAGTAGGCCATTGATTGTGCCACAGGCATACAATCCTATGAACGCAATGGGAACAGGTAACGGCGCACCGCAATATGGTAACTCAGGTTACTCAATTCTAGGATTGCCAATTATTGTAGATGCAAACATTGCAACCGATAAGGGTGCATCAACAAATCAAGATACAATCTTTGTGGTTGATCTTAATGAGTGTCATCTATGGGAAGAAGCAGCCGCACCTACCTATGTTACATTTGAAGAACCATCAGGCAAGGTTGCAATCAATATCGTTCTATTCGGTATGTCAGCATTTACCGCAGATCGCTATGGAAAAGCAAT